CCAGACTAATCCCAAAGTTGCCGAATTCGCGTTGGAAATCAATGAGATTATACAAGTTGTAAATAACATAATGTATTTTCCACCTATGGCCTCAGTTGAGGAAAAAGGGAAAAGGTATGTTGCGCCACAAATCGTCGTGGCAACAACTAATAATCGCGATATCAACGCTCACCATGCCGTCAGATCACCTGGAGCTGTATTACGCCGCTTCCCATACGTAGTTACACCACAATTGCGTAGCAAGTATGCGACTGACGGTACCTTGGACAGTAAGAAGGTGGGTGATGACTTAGACCTGTGGACCTTTAACATTGAGGAAGTTGTTTTATCTCAGAGGGGGAACAGGGTCGATTATCGAACGTTGCACATCAACCTTTCTACTGGCGAATTTTTGAAGTGGGTTTCTGATGCCAGTTTGCAGCATTATCAAGGGCAGGCTCAGGGAGACAATTACTTAAAGCGAGTGAGTGAAAGCGCTGTTTGTGGAGCCTGCGGAGTGATGAAATTGTTTTGTCGCTGCGTAAATAAGGCTGATGATGTCCCTGAACTCGTTCCTGATGATGATGATGATGACGAGATCGACCCTGAAGTTCCTCCAGCGCCCGCTAGGCCGGCCTTGGTTCGTGAACAGGGCAGTGTTGATCCCCGTTATCACGTACCGGAGATTCAGCCTGTTAGTGATATTGTTCCGCAGGCTAGATCTATCGTGAATTATACCTCATCAGGGATTTTGGTGTTCAGCGCAGTCCAGATGGGGATACTTTCTATTTTCTTATATCGGTTATCCAATGAGCCAGTTAAGTGGTTTTGGAGATTATGGATACAGAAAGGCATCCGGGATAGTGTAGGTGATGGTCTTGAGATTGGGCCATTGGAGGATGCCAATTCATACAAAGCATTATTGTGGAGATTTATGAATAATTTCTACCAGTTCGATGCAATCGACTCAGCTTTGTTGATGTGGCTGAATGGGTGGAATAAAACATCTAATTGGCTAAGGCAATCCGCTATCAAGATCAGGAATGCGGTACACGAAAATCCTAAGATAATTGCAGGGTTTGTTGTTGTGATCACTGCCTCAGTTTTCTTGATGTGGTTTTGGAGCACTGCTAGCATTTGGTCGATTGACGTGCAGGGCGGTGATATTCCGCAGGGGGTGAAACCACCCAAGCCTGATGTCAACATAGAAAATACCTGGAAAGCATCGCAGAAATTGGGCATCAACGCTTTCTTGACCGAGCAAAGCAAAACAGGTAGTCCGGAATGGTTTTCAGGTTATCTTGAGACGGCTACTGCACATTTGCAGTTTAATCATTGCAAATTCGGAATCATTGGCCTCAATGTTTTTGGGCAGTATTGGATGATTCCTAAACACTTTGCTAACACTGATTTATTTCGGAAGTCTACTTTTGTTCACTTGACTCGAGCATGCAGTCCTGATGCCAAATTTGCTTCATATTATGGAGCGGTTGACATGAAGACCATGATCACAGATGAGAACTCCGATTTCGTGCTCCTCAAGATCAATACTCAACCGGGAGTTAATTTAATTCCATATATGGTTGAGCCACGAAGTGGTACTAGGCTTTCTGCCAAAGCTCTATTCGTCAGAGCTGGTATGCCTGCTATAACTCCTGTGGACCCGATCACTTTTGGAGAAACGGAGTACCCTTCTGTATCTGTTCTCAATGGCATGAATCCTATGTTTAAGTATTCGGGGGGACAATATAAGAACAATTTTGAAACATTGAATGGTGATTGCGGATCACCTATATTTGTTTCAGAGAAGGGGAGGTTAGCAATTTTGGGAATTCATGTTGGTACAATGAAATGCGATCCAACTATTAAATATACAATGAACTTGCCGATTACTTGGTTGAAGAAGGTTTTTGAATCTGATGCTGAGGTTGTTGTGCAGGGCCATTTGGACACAGAGAAGTTGGATGGAAAGAAGATCGCAGTTTCTGAGGATATTCATTCTAAGTGCCCATTGCGTTTTGAAGGTTTGTCCGACATAGAGTTGGGCAACAGCGCTGTACCAATTGGGTCTTTTGTTGGTTTGGCCATGAATCGCTTGGGAACCAAAGTGAAGGAAAATCTTTACGCAGCCTTTTGGAAATCCAAGGGTTATGTTTGTAGTAAGGTGCGTCCAGTACTGTCAGCTGTTGGTGTTCCTAGTTGGATGCCTAAGCGGAATTTCTTGCTCAATGCTTGTCAGCACAAGGATCTGATTCCGTATGATATATTAGACAAAGTGGCGGCTCATTATTTGCTGTCATTTGTTACTCGAACTAAGGAATCAGACATTGAGAAGTGTGTGATTATTGATGAAGAAACGAATTTGTATGGTGCGGATGACAACAATTTTATTTCACACATGAAGTTTGATACAGGCGCTGGCTTTCCACACAATAAACCAAAATACGCTGTATTGGACAGAGTTACGCATCCAAAATTTCCAGATGGAACGTGTGCTATTCCTGCTGCCATGAGACGTAAAATTGACGCAATGGAGGGGACAGCCGCGAAAGGTGAGAGAATTAATTTGGTTTTCAATTCATCTTTGAAGGATGAACCTATTTCGCAAACAAAATTGGAGGCTGGTAAAATTCGAGTTTTCCAAGCCATTTGTGTTGAGGGGCTATATTTGCTGAGAAAATACTTTTTATCTATTATAGCCTATTTCCAGACTTGGAACTTTGCGAGTGAGGCCGCTATTGGAATGGATGCCACTGGACCAGATTGGGATGACATTCATGATCATATTTTCAAGGATGGGTGGAAAGTATTTTGTGGGGATTATAGCAATTATGATCAGCGCATGGGATCTTCTATCATGATGAAAGCTTGGTGGATTTTGATAGAAATCGCTAGGATGTCTGGAAACTATCCTTCAGTGGCAGTTCGCATCATGTGGGTATTGGCGGTTGAATGTTGTTACTGTACCGTGAATTTCTTTGGAGACCTGATTTGTTTGAATGGTTCCAATCCTTCTGGGCATGGTTTGACGGTTGTCATAAATAGTATTTGTAATTCACTCTACATGCGGGTTGCTTACTATGATATCATTGGAAGTTTAGACGGTTTTTCTATCTTTGTGCGTTTGATGACTTATGGCGATGATAACATCATATCAGTACATCCTGCGATGCAAGAGAAGTTCAATCAAGTAACTGTGACTAAAGCCCTTGCCAAATATGGGATTGTTTACACTGACGCGCAGAAGACTGGAGCTGCTGCAAAACCATTCTGTGATGAGAATGAGATTTCATTTTTGAAGCGTGGTTTTGTTAAATCGCCATATGGCTTTTGGTTGGCTCCATTGGAGGTGGCATCAATTCATAAAATGCTAATTATTGGTGTAGATTCTGGCAAGTCTGAAGAGAAAGACAGGCTTGCTGGGGTTTTAATTTCATCAGTAATGGAAGCTTTTCAACATGGTGAGGAATTTTATAATTCCCATGTTGAATTAGTGAAGGAGTGCATGGTGGAGTATCAGCTAGTTGAATGGGTTGAGTTGAAAGGCGGGCTACCCACCTTTCAGTCATTGCTAGATAAGAGGTTCGCGAAAATGTCGCGAGCCTCTCTTCTAGCTAAGTAGAGACATGACGGGCCTATCGTTCCAGGTCGTTAACCAAAGGGCGCCGGTTGTCGCAGTTACCAGCAAAAGATAATTTCAAAATAAACACAAATCTTTTGTGAGGGGCGGCAACTTGAGAGACCACGGGCAATCCCCGAAAAATTCTATTTAGAATGTGCTTGGTCTAACAGTTTATTTTGTGCAAGTTCGAAATGAGTATAATCGAACCCAAGTCAAGTACTCGCGCAGACTTTATTTAAATTTATTGAATCTGAATCTGGTGAGAAAGTAGGGCACAGGTCATCACTTGACCCTACGATCTCCACCACTGACATTGCACCGTTAGGAGAGTGGTTTTCACGTCCAATTCAACTATTTCATTGGGAGTGGGATGAGGAGACGAACTTTTCAACCAGGGTTATTCCGATATG